GACTGACAGATAATGCCGACCATGTGGCGATCCTCGGTCACAAGCGGGATAAGGATTTCTCCACTGCAGTAAATACCGATGCCCAGTTTCTTCACTTCGACTTCATCCTTAATTGTGTCGTCAAGATTGAAACCCTGAAAATCAATTTTGTATGCACAGTCGAAGTCGTTGTAAACCACCTTTTCGATCATGGTATCCTCGCTGATTCCCAGCATAGCGCCCATCTGGTTGCGGTTCAGCGGACGCGGGAAACCGGTAGCGCAGTAAATCGCCGACGCAGTTCCAATGTAGAAATCATCACTCTCGTCGTTATGGAAAACATTGCAGACAAGCTGCCGCTTGACCATCTTTGTCAGCCCTGAAAGTTTCATCTTTTGACCACCTCCACGTCCGTTTTTTCCGTTTCACTAAACCTCGGATAAAAGGTCATTGCGCACATCCGTGCCTCACGGAGTGCTGCATCTGAGCTTTTTGCGTCCAGCTTGTACGGTAGCTGCATCTTGTTTTTCGTGTAGCTGTCAATGCCGAACAGCATGATACTGAACTTTGCCATTTTCTGCTCCTTTCTGCTCATTTTCTTTCGGTGGGCACTTCCGGGCTTGAACCGGGCGGGGCCTATTCCCTATGCTCATATAAAAAGGAGCCGCCGCTCTGGGCGGCTCCAAAAGATCAGTTGATGCCGTTGATAATGGGGATGCTGTTACCATCGCCAACATAGGCAGGCAGTTCACCGTTCCAGCGGGATTCCACGTCGGTGATCTTGTAGTATTCCAGCAGGTTGCTGTTCAGACTGTCGTTCAAGGCGCGGTTTGCTTCCGCCTTTTTCTCTGCAACGTACAACTCTGCGTCCGCTGCAACCTTAGACTTTTCCGCTTCCGCATTGGCTGCGATCAGGTCAGCGTCCGCCGTGGCCTGTGCTTCGACACGGCGCTTGTCGGCGTCAGTCTCGGCTTTTTCCTTTTCCTGCTGGGCCTTGACCTTTGCTTCCACCGCATCGGTAAAGGTATCAGTGAAGTCAAAATTGGTTACGCTGATATACTGCAGGTCGATGTTGTACTGTGCCAGTACTTCCCGCAGTTTCGTGTCCATCTGGGAAGCGACTGCATCCCGGTTAGAAATCAGGCTGCTTGCATCGTAGTGGGCAACTACAGCTTTCACCGTTTCAAGGACACGGGGAGTAATCAGGGTGTCCTCATACTTTTTGCCGACCTCCTTGTAGATGGTCATTGCATTTGCCTGATTGATCCGGTAGCCAACCGCCACACTGGTGGAGACTTCCTGAATGTCAGAACTGAACGCTGACAAGTCCATGCTCATTTCCTGAACACGGTTATCCATCTTCACGATGGACTGCCACGGGGCCTTGAACACCACACCTGCGTCCTTCGTGCCATCCTCGACTTTGCCAAAGGTTGTGACGATGCCGGTATAGCCGGTAGGGACATAGGACACACAGGAAATGCCGATAAAAATGACGGCCACCACCGCCGGGATGATTGCAGCTCTTTTTGCATCATCCGAGAAAATCAGGATAGCCAGCGCGATCAGTACAAACAGTGCGCCGATAATAAAAAGAATCATGTTTCCTCAACTTTCGCTCATGCGTTTATGTACGGGCGAAAGCTGGATTAAATCGGATCGTGGTAAATAGGGACGCCACTTTGATAATCCCATTACAGGAAGCTCACCTGCCCCTCTGGATTCTTATTTTTCGTTTCGCGCGGCTTGTAGTCCTTTTCTTCGTTCAGGACATCAACCGGATTAAATTCAAACTGCTTGCAGCGGTTCGGGCTGACAATTTTCTTTTTATCCCGGATTTCTTTTCTTGCTTCACAGTAAATTAGATCGTCGTCCTGCAGGGACGCCAGTGAACAATATCTGCAATACTGGGTCATTTCACAGCTCCAATGCGTCGATAATCTCCGCTACCATATCATTTAGAAAAGCAGCAAGCCTACGCAGAAGTGACCTTTTGGGCTGGTTGTCGTTCGGCTTGCGGCTGTCGTTCTCAATTTCAATTCCGACAACATAGTTATTGTCTCCGACAACCGTTTGCTGGATTTGAATTGCATTATTTCCTGCCTTTTGAGACTGCTTCACATCCATACTTCGTCCCTCTCGTATTGATCTTTCAGGGCAAAGTAAGTATCGAAAATGAGCTTGTGCCCCGTCCCGGACGTTTCATGCTCGACCACTTCCCTGACGGGTAAAGTCACCCTTTCGCCAAATCGTCCCTTGAAAATTCTCATTTCAAGCGATCCATCCCGGATGTTTCGCATATATTCAAACCCATACCCATCCTTCTGGGCCTCTGCTGCAACTTCTTCCAGTGCTCTTTTTATCTTCACCGCTCACCCTCCAAGCGTCGGATCAGGGCATTCCCATTTGTAGTCCTTAAATTTGATTCTCCGGTTCGTGACAAGTCTGCCCTCCACGATCTCAATTTCCCTGTTGAACTCCAAACCCATTTCATATCCATACACGCGGAAATCCACATTGTACTTTTTGGACATTTCAATGTAGGGCGTTTCATCAACGTTCCATGCTGCTTTCATGCTTACAACAAGGATCGGCTTTTCATCTTCTCTGTAAGAATCCCCGTAGACCCCCTTTTCAACAAAGTTTCTTTTCGTTCCTTCGATATAAGCGTCCTCGATCGTATCCAAACGCATCTCGCGGGCTTTCGGATCATGTTCAAATACGACAGCGTCATCTACAAGTTCATCTTCGTATGAGCCATCTCTAAACCACTTTGTGAAGTAGCAGTGCAGGCATTCTTCCACCCACCGCTTAATATCTTCCGGCTTTCCGCGGATTTTAAGTTTTCCTTTTACCCAGTTCGCCATAGTTTATTCCTCCTTCAAAACCCATACTCTATGATTTCCACAGCCGTTCCACTTCTCGGCATTCTCGTGAGTGTCCACAGCTACATCAAGGTGTTTTCCCTGAATGGCGGCTCCTTTGTCCTGCACAATGCGGATTCCTACGCCCTCAATGTACAGAACCGTTCCATACGGAAAGATGGACGTGTCCGCTGCCACAGTGACGCCTGCCTGTATAGGCTGGCCGCTGGCCGTAATTCCGTGTCCTTCTCCGCAGATATGTTCGTACTGTTCTGTGCAATATGCCGTGCAGAAAAATGTACCTGCCTCTGTCAGCTCGATTTTCCTGTCCGCTGTTTCATCAAGGCGAATTTGCAGAGAATCAATAACTTCTTCGTCCTCTACAGCCCGATCAAGCCAGTTCTGGGCACGGCTTGCGTAAATATCCCGCTGGGTCTCAAGGTCTGCAATACGGCCTTTCAGTACGCCGACCTTTGCGCTGTTGACGATCTCAGCCGCGAAGAACAGCACCAGAATTGCTTTCATTTTCCGTGTCATTTCCAAACCACCTTTTTGTTACTGCAATTGGAAATTCTTCAATTTCAGACGCCCACACTGCTGTACCTGCTCCATATGCCGTCTCCCACACAAGCGGGAAACCGCCAATTCCATCAAACAGGCTTCCCAGTGTTGGCTTATCTTTCAGGTATGGCCGCATCTTCTGGGCAATCCAGAACCACTGCGGAAGGGCAATGCTGTTTCCCAGTGCCTTATAGCGCGGCGTATCTGCCGGTTTATGCTTTTTCCCTTTGGTGTCCGTCCATTCCCCGATGTCTGTCCATCCGTCCGGGTATCCCTGCAGGCGCTCACATTCCGTCGGGGTCAATCTTCGGACGATCCAGCGCACGACACGTTCCGCCACAAGGCATTCCCCACCGTTTCCGATATTTCCCGTTTTCGCTTTCAGTGTTGCACTGCTGTCGCTTTCCTTGTATGTAGAGAAAGTCTGCTCGCTATAGGTTTTTCTTTCAGCAACCTGCGGCCCCGCTGTCGTCCCGGTATTCTTGCAACTCAAGGCTGCCGCCTTGCTTCCGGTAACAGCTCCGTTGTACAGATCGACCGCAATAGCCGTATAGTCTGTGACGCGGCTCTCATGATCCCCGGTAATGGTCGGAACTGTCTTACCGTTGCCATTTCCACGAGCGTCAAAGACGATTGGCTGGAAAAGGGTCTGGTCTTGAAGCGTCGAGAGCGTTCCCGTCTTTTCTGTCTGCACCAGTGCGCCTTTCCCGCCTCCTGCACATCCCGAACGGATTTTCAGGGTGTAGGCTGCCTCCCCTGCCACCACTCGATCATGTCCAGCAGGGCAGTTTTGAGTAAATCCGGTAACGCTTTGCCACGTCGGGATGCTCTTGTCAGGATTCCCTGACAGGCCCGTGCGCTCAAAAAGTATCTCTGCGGCACATTGACCTCTAAAATCTGCGACAACTGCGATACGCTTTCTACGCTGGGGCACTCCCCAACGTTCAGCGTTGAGCAACCGCCATGCCAGAGACCAGCCGTTTCCGATGATTGCTCCGGCCTTGCACCATCGCCCCCCCCCCGCAGGTCGAGGAATTGAAACGTCTGGTTGTGCCGCGTGGGCAAGTTTTTCCAGCACGGTTCTGAAATCTTCTCCGCCGTTTGAGCTGAAAGCTCCGGGAACATTTTCCCAGATAGCGAAAGCTGGATACATTCCATTTGTGGCAACCCTCATTTCTACAATAACTCTTATGGCTTCTGTGAACAGACCGGAATTTTTCCCCTCAAGGCCAGCTCTCAAGCCTGCCATGGACAAATCCTGACAAGGCGAACCAAACGTGATGCAGTCCACGGGTTCAATCTGGTCTCCATGGATTTTAGTAATGTCGCCCAAATGAATCATTCTTCTGCCTCTTTAGATTTAATTGCCATCCACCACAGTGCGGCATGAAGCGCGAAGCCCGGACAAGCCTGAACCGTTACCTGACTTGCCACAACCTTAATCGCTTCTTCGATTTCTTCTTGTTTCGGCATTGTCGCGTGAAGGAATCTCGCCTGTGCAATTTTCTCCAAAATCCTTATTGCATCGACGTAAAGCACTCTTTTTACCTCCTATTGATTTTTTCATAGTTCTTGCACGGGTGGCCGGAATCGAACCGGCTTGCCTACCGATGGGGGATCAGGACGGCGGACAACTTCCTTGCTGCACCCGCATATCAGAACCCACCGCGCAAGAGAGCAGCGCGGCGGGCCGGTCTTGGTCAAGCAGACCTTCCACCTTTGGCTTGGGTGGATCGGACAAGGCATTTCTTCGCTCATGCGGCGTGCACGCCCAAATCGGTTTCCGCACCGTCATGCGGGCGTAGCTTGGCAGAAAGGCAGCGTGGTCTTGCACCAGCTTACACGGGAGAAACGCCGCCATACGGCACCCTCTGCCCCTGTCGGTGCGTCAAATTATGGACAAACGCACCGGCTTCCATGAATACCTGCTGCAAAGCGGCGCGGACGGGGTGTGGCCCCGCTGGCGGTTTCCCCCTGCGTCGTTTCAAGGTTCAGCCCCGCGCCATATAAAAGCCGCCGCGCTGACGCGGTGCGTGGCGGCTCATTCATACCTTAGATGTTTTTGTATCAGCAGCACCCTTGGTTTTTTCGTAACGTTCACAGTTCGTATCATAGCCACTGCACGGTGCACACCGCTCGTGGGTGATCTCGAACGTGTGCCTGCACTGTTCATTTTTGTGCAGGGCTTTTTCGGTGGGACTTCTGTTATGTACCTTCATTTACAGCCTCAGAGAGGAACTTCGTCGTAGTGTGTAGCGATCATATCCGCGAAGTGCAGGCACATGGCCTCCGGGTAGCGGTCATAAACAGCACTGAGCGTATCCCAGTCCTGCGACCCGCTGTACGCTCCCATGTGCCAGCGGATTGCCACAATCTCCCGCGCTGTCAGCTTGATGTACTGCTGTGCCATGATGACGCTTCCTTCTCCATGGCCCACCATACCGGCGTCAAAGTATTCGTACTCGCCGTTGCCTTTATCGCGGTACTTGCCCACCTTGCAATAGTCGTGCAGGAGCGCCGCCGCAAGAACTTCATTCCGGTGACACTTCTTGAAAACGTGATTTGTTCTGCACAGCTCCATTGCCGCCTCTGCCACACAAACCGAGTGCTCACACAGACCGCCGGGATGGTTGGAATGGTGCTTAATGCTGGCAGGCTTTTCAAAGAATCCCAAAGC